CAGGAATAACACATACAGGACTTGCATTGTCTGCAGTTTGAATGGCAGTCATATTACCACCCATAATAAAATAATCGTTTAATGTTCTCATTTTTTCCTCTTATTGTTCTGAGTAAATACTCTTCAATAAAAAAGGGGGCCGAAGCCCCCTTGGTTTTCTTAACTTAACCTAAAATTAAGAAGTAGTTAAATCTGCAATAATACCTGAAGATGCTTCGTTTCTTGAAACGACTCCACCTTCCATAAGTAATAACATGTGAGTGTTGTCACCTGTTTTTGCTAATTGAGAATTTTGGAAAGGTCTCAAAACATTGAAACCCCAATATTCAGAATCTAATACAAAAGCATCTCTATCTCTTTGGAACCTATTAGGTTTAACTGTTAGAGTGCCAAAGTCAGATTGATATACGTCAACAGTTGCAACAATCGTTTTTGCAGGTACATTTCTAAAAGCAGTTGAACCACCTGTAAAACCAGAGATAGCTTGTTTGTTAAATGGACCCACCATAATTGTATCTGGGTTTCCACCTGCAACAAAACATTCTCTAATAATTTTTTTCAACATAGACTCTGTAAAAGCTCTTTGCGTACCATCAGTTCTTACACCTGTTGGAACTCCATTAGTGTGTGCTGCTTTTGCTCCACCTGCACCCATGCTGTTATTAGTATTTAACCAAGTTCTTAATCCTGCAGTTTTTCTAGCTGCGTTAGACGCACCTACTGTTGGGATTACGTTAGCTTGTGTAATACCTGCTTCGACGTCACGTTTCAGCTCTTTGCTATTTTTTGCGAGGCTATATGCTAACTGAGTGCTGCGTCCTGCTGCATCTACTGCATCATCTGTACCAGTAATGATAAAGTTTTTTGCATAGATTTGCGTATAGTTGTGAAGCTCTTGTGAAGCACTTTGTGCCTGAGCCGAGTAGTCGTCTCCTTCTACTTGATGGTTAGATGCACTTGCTGCAGCTAAAGAGTCTGTAAGCCATTTGTATTGAGTATTTGATGCCTTACCTTTACCCATGCTAGAGAACATAGGAGTATCAGTTGGGCTGATATTATAAATTATATCAGATAACTGTTCTCTTATCCCCTTCATATCATAGGTATCGAAAGTATTTCCTGGCTGTGCCATGATAATTTTCTCCTAAAGTTGTTGGGCTTCTGTCCATGCTAGGAAAGCATCTTTTGTTTTCCTATCGTTCCCCTTAGTGGGAGTTTTACTTTGAGAAGCCATTGCTTTTTGAATCGCAGACGAACCTTCAGAAGATGTTGTAGTTTGTGAACCAGAAGTTGTTACCTTGGGAACTCGTTTAACTTTTTTTCCATCTAGTTTTGCTTTTTTTAAATTATCTAATTGCATTGCGTTGTACGCTACCAAAACTGTTCTATGATCTGTTAAATTTTGTAATTCCGTATCGGTAAATCCCTGTGATACTAAAAAGTTTTTAATATCATTTTGAACTTTAGGAGCTTTATTAGGGTCGCCAAGAACAGGTAACTTTTCAATCAACTTTTCTTGTTCTTGTTTAAGAACAGTATTTAATTTCTGTTGATATTGTGCTTGTTGTTCTTGTTTTTCGCTTTCTAATTGTGCTCGTAAATTATTCTGATGTTCACGTTCTTTTGTAATTCTAGCTTGTGCCTTAACATATTCCGTTGGGTCTTCTTCATAGAGCTTTTCCAAATCGGCTTCGGACATACTAGGTTTATCAAAATTACTAACAACTTCTTCAAGTCGTTGAACGTATTCGGATTTTTTTTGATTAGCCACGTTCATTTCATCTAAAATTTTTTGACGTTCTACCTCTAGGGTTTTACGTTCTTCACTTAGCTTAGATGTTTTTTGTCGGTAATCAGAATCTTTAGCATAACCACTTTGTAATTCCTCTAAAGTAACTTTAATTGTCTCGCCATTAACTTTGACTTCAAAAAGTTGCTCGTCAGTTTCCGTTGTGGTGTCCTCAGACACTAATTCCAAATCGTCAGGGGTTAATTCCTGCGTTTCACTTTCAACTTTAGTAGATTGCTCTACAGGTGTCTCTGGTGTTATGTCCTCATTCCCTGTGGCTGGGTCTTCTTGCGAAGCACCCAAAAGGTTGATGATTTCATTTTCTGCTGTTTGCTGTGATAGCTCAACAGATTCCTTTACAGGTTGATCTGCCATATAGTCTCCTTAATTTTTAATTAAAAATTTTTGTTTTTTGTATGTCGGTCAAAGACTTATTCGCCAATTTTCCTGTCTCCATGACAGATGTAATTTCGTTGATAAGTGATTCCAACATTTTACGCATGAGAAATATTTTTTCTCTTGCTTCGGTATCTCGAAGAGGAGATGCTAACCATTCTTGGTTTAATCTTTCTTCGATTTTTTTTACTGCATCAGTAAAAATTTCGTCTTCTAGTATTCTCTTTGCTTGATTACCTAGATTAATTTCTTTTGACATATTTTATACACCTGAACTATCATCAGTATAATCGTCTGCGTCTCCGTAAGTTGTATTTCCTTGATAAAGATTACTGCTACTTGAATATGGAACAAATATATTATTATTATTGTTATTATTATTATCTACTTGTGAAGTTCCATCATTACCACCTGTATTATATTTAGGTTCGTAATCTTTCTTTTTCTTAATTTCTTTTTTAGGTTTATCAATAGTATTAATATTATTAATTGCAGTTATAATTTCATTACCTTGATTTTGTGAAAAATCTCCACGTTTTATTAAAGCTTTAATAGTATCTTTGTATTTACTTGTTAAAAATTTATCTGGTACTGTTGAAATATTTCCACTTTTTGAAGCTGCCATTATTGTATCAACTGCATCTTGCAAAGAACCAAAAGCTTGTCCTTGCCCATAATGATTTATAAATTTTCCTTTAGAATTATAATAACCACCAGAGTTTGTATGATATTGAACTGTGTTAGCTTCTTTATCTGCACCTACACCAGTAGGAGCATATTGATTAATTAATGCTCTGACACTTTTTTGTGTACCTGGAATACGAAGGTTTGTTTGACTCCCCATATTACCTAATTTATCATTGTAAAAATTTGCTTTAGATAATGCTTGTTTATAACTAGGAGAAAAACTAGCAAAGGAAGGGCTATCAACACCTCGTCCTAAAAACATATTTTTCTTTTGCAAAGCATTTGTAAATTGTTCGTATTGTCTATCGTTTGCCATTTGAATAGGACCAGATGCCATGTTTGCTACAAAACCTAAAACACCAGGAGGAAGAGTTTGATCGCTAAATTGTTGTGGTCCTAATAAGGTTCCATCTTCACCAATGTAACCTTTTCTTAAACCAAAATCCATTATTTCCTTTTCTGACATATCGGTTAAAGGAACATTAGAAAGATTTAAAACTTCAGGAGAGTTGTCTCTTATATCTCCATATCGCTGTGTTGATATTCTGTCAAAACTGTTATTATTATTAGTAGTTTGATTTCCATAATCTATATCAACTTCTGTATCTTCTTCACTACTAGGTACTTGACCTTCTACTTGAGGAACTACTTCGTATTGTGAAAAGTTTTGTTGAGGGTTAGGTTTAGCTTTGTATGGAAATTGATTAAACGTACTAAAATTAGGGTCATATTGTGCAATTTGAGACTCTGTTAAACCTTGTGATAATAAATTATTATACGTTGGAAGAGTATAATTATATCCATATAAACCTGTACCCCCTTGGTTAATGCCTAATAAGTTTTGTAAATATGGATTTTGTGCCATTAGTTTCCTCGTTGTTTAATAAAATCACTTTCAATCTCTGCAGCTTTACGTAATTCTTCTGAATCTATTTTTTCTGCTTCAATTTTAAGTTTAGTTTCTAACTCTAATACTTTTTTCTGCATGTCGTACATCATCTCTTCACGTTTTTGTTGTAACGTTGCCATTGTTTTTTCTTTTTCTAATTTTAATTCTTCCATTGCAGCCATAAGAAGAGGATTTTCTTTCATAGGGTCTGGTGGAGGTGGAGGAGGAACTGTTGCAGGGTCAAGGAAGAAAGGTTCTGCAGAACTGAAACCAGAATTAACAACTAACTTTTCTAACGTGTTATATATTTTATTTTCATCTACTAATCTTCCAAAGCCACCTTCTTTAACAAGCATTTGTTGTATTTGTAAAATTTGTGAAAGTAAATTTACTCTGTGATCTGTATTACCTGTACCTAAACCAACATGTATAGAAACGTCCATATCTTTATCAGCCCAATCTTGAGGATTCATTTCTACAAATTGATTACGTAAACGTATTATACGTGGTTGATCTTGATACTTAGTAGCAAGTTGCATAATACATCTAAATAAATCTTTTACTCCTGTCTCTGCAAATATTCTCGCTATTAATTCTATACGTTGCGTACTCGCATTTACTAACGCATTAACTGATGTAGCTGTTGTATGTGATTTTTGTATTGTGTTAGGGTCTGCTCCCATTTGTGAACGTGATATACCTGTTCTAGCTTCTTTTAATTGATCTATTTTTTCTAACATTGCTAGACCTTCATTTAAGAAAGAAGGAGTAACTAATGGGGTTACTGCACCTGGTCCTTTAGTTCTTACAATACCACCAGGACGTGAAGTAATAAGATCATCAAGTTGAACTTGACCATCAATAACTAAATGTCTTGCGTTGTTTTGCAAATACATATTGTCCATTGTTTGACGTAGGACAGTTGATTTCATTAATTGTAAATCCATCACTAAGTCTGCAACACTCATTCCATAGAAAAGGTGTGGCATAGGGATTGGAGTTACCATAGAGAAAGGAAGATAATCTATTTCTTCATTATCTAAAATAATACTTTCATTACCCCCCATGGTAATTTTTCGTAAAGTTGGTTTACCTTTTTTTTCGTAATCAATTTTAGTGTAACATTCTACAATGCGAACATAGTCTGTTGACTTATCTATACTTTGATATTCTGTATCAGGAGATTCAGTTTGATATAATTCTCTTTCTGTATGTTCTTGATTATAAAAACCATCAGAATAACTAGGAAGTTTATCGACAAGTTTTTTATCAAAACCCATTGCAATAACTTCAGCTCTTGTTTTAATAACTCGATGTCCAACAAATTGAGAGTCAGCAAAACTTTTAGCGTTTTTACTTACAAACATTTCTTCAGGAGGAACATTTTCTACACAAATTCTTCCCTCTTTTGTTGTACGAGTAATTTTAACATCGTGTAAATATTCTATTTCAAATTCGCCTTGAATTTCTTTTATATCGTGTTCGTCAACAGAAACAGTATCATCAATTAATAATGAATTATATTCTACATCTGTTAAATCTGCGTACTCTTCTGTTTTTGTTTTTTCTATTTCTTTATAATAATGTTTAACAAATCCATTTTTTTGTAAAAGGGCATCTTTAAACATGGTGTAAAGAATCATAAAGCCTGGATTATCTTTCATAAAAATATGATTAATATAATCCGTGCATTGTTCTGCAACTTCTTGATCTTCAGGACCTTGAGGATCAAATTTTACAATTTGTTCTCCTGCTGTAAAAATACGAAGCAAGGAAGGAAGTATATTTTCTACAACTTCCAACACATCTTGCGTTACTACTTGGGAACGACCTTCAATTTCGTTACCATAGGGCTTTCCTAAATAGTATTTAAAAGCAGTTCTACGTTCTGCTCCAATATTTCCTTCAAAATAACCGATAGAATTTTCTAATAATTGTCCGAGAAGCGCTAATACTTCTGAATTTCGCATTTTAGCCATTTAATCTTCCCACTTTATCTGCAATGGCCCATCATCTGCGCCTGTAATTTGCTGTTGTGTCTTATCTCCATAAACTTTTGGTACTAATTTTCCTGCTGTCCAATGTGTATCGTGCATTAGGAGTTTTAATACAGCAGCTTCTTCTAAACCTACTTTGCCTTTACCTTGTTTTGCACGTTCTAAAGTCTCTAATGCTTTAGCTCTATTATCGCCAAGCATATATTCAATACCTTCTTGTTTACTTCTATTGTACTCTTCTTGAAATCCTTCTTTTTTTCGAAGCCAAGTACGAATAGTTTCCCATGTAGGCATGTCCTTATCACGACAAATAGAACGAATAGATTCTCCATTGGCTAATCTATCACAAATATTTATTATCATTTGTTTGCTATATTTAGTTGGCATTACCATTATACAATTCCCATATTTCCATAATTAATTTTACTTTTAAAATCTGTTGTTTCATTCATTCCAACTGCCATGTATCTAATGGCATCACAACCATGAGAAGCCCATGAATGTTTTGCTTTATCTAACAGTTGTCCTGTCTTATCGTTTCTTTCCCATTGGTACTGACGCATTGCTTCAATACCTTGTTTACATTTATCTCTATCAAACCACATACGAGAAAAAATCATACGTGTTGCATTGATACCATCTATGACAGGTAACTTAGGAACGATTGTAAAATACAATCCTAAATTATTTGCAATTTCATATCTTGACTTACCACTAGAAAGCTCACGTTGACGTAAATCATGTGGTCCGTAATGGTTAGAATATTGATACCCTTTTTGTGCTAATACTTTGACGTAATGGTCTAACCCCATTGATGTATTTTCATAATAATCAATCAGGTGTATTCTATTACCCACACGTTGAAAGAACCATATTGCTGTGGAGTCTCCAACACCCAAATCCCATGCTGTATCTACTTTAAAGTTTTCATCGTATTCTATATTTGTAATACGACCTTCATCTTGTGCCTTCGTTAAGGACCTTGTGTAAATACCCCCTAGAACACCTGCATCAAAAGATACTTCAAATTCTTGTTCGTATTGTTCTTCACTCATCATTTTACGAGCTGCACGTAATTCGTCTTCGTCTATAATTTTTGTTTCACTTGCTTTAAATACTGCTGTGTACCATTCATCAGGATTATTAAGAGCATTGTCATACAGATCAAAAAAAGCGTTATGACCTGCAGGAGTCCCTATGGCTATAAGCCACCCTTTCCTATCGGATAAGGCAGGACGTAATACTGTCCATATATCAGGGGGCATCATTGCTATTTCATCTACAACTATTCCATCAAATCTCTGTCCCCTTAGATTGTCATAAGAGTCAGCGCCAAACATTTGTATTGTTCTGTTACCTGGTAAGGTAACACGAAGTTCGGTAGTGTGATATTGCACACCTGGAATTTTATGCGTGTAATCTATGCAGTATTGCCATGCTGCTTGTTTTGCCATTCTGTACGTAGGGGCGATATATCCATATTTAGGACTTGGTAATGTATTGAGCATACATTTTTTTAATATCTCATTAAGGACCAAGCAGGTCTTCCCAAATCTTCTATGTGCGACCAGTACATTCCATCTTTTTAAGTTCTTATGAACTGTAAGTTGATGTTTACGTGGCTTATACGGAATTATTATTTTTGGCATTATCAAGGTGTCGATACATTGCATCTACATCGTCAGATTTAACTACTCCTTGGCCAGACTCATTATGAACAGGTGTAGGCTTATTAATCTCTTCAACTAAAGCCTTAAATTCGTCCATAAATGAATCAGATTTCTTCTTTTCTTTTTTCTTAGTCATAGTGCCTTCGTTCCTCTTTTGTTCCCCTATGGTCAAATATAAGCTTATTAGGGCTATATAAAGGGTGGGTCTAGTATGTGTGTGGGTCCCCTATATTATGTGTAAGTCCGTTGGGGGTGGTCCTACTTAAATCATAATGATCGTCTTGGTTTTTATTTATAAATATAGATAGCCACCTAGTTCTTAGCCAGGTTGTCGGTGTAAATTTGTTGGCTGTATTGCTGTGTATTTTAAGGAAGGTGTATCAAGTGTGATACTAAGTGAGATACTTAGTGCAGATATTTTGTTCTATATAAGTAATGTGCCACTTTGGGCTAATAAGAACTATGAAGACGAACCTAAAGCTCTCTATCCCTTACTATCCTTAGACTTCTTTGTATCTTGTCTCTCTAATTGATCTAATGCCATACCTACTAATTGTTCTATTGCAGTAGATTGAGACCCTATTCTATTATTAAAGCGATAGTTTTCTATTCTATCTTTGTTTTTATCATCAGTATTAAACTGTAAGCGATGAGGTTTGGATTGTGGTTTATTCATTCCCTAGGTCTTTAACCTTAATTACTCACTTACGCAATTATTATTTGACATTACTTACTTACTCAGTTACTGACTTACTAACATATTAAACAAGGGAGAAAATATGGACAAAGTAAGAAAGATAAAAATAGACTTGTTTAGATCAGATAAGCACAAAGAATTATTTGAACTATTGAAACCTAATTTAAACGATAAAGAGCAGCACGAAGCAGTTAGTCGATTAATGTTTATGACTTCTCAAGAAGTGCTTTCAGTAATGAGTAAACTTAGAGGGTTAAATGGACCTATATATTTTTAACTTATTAATTGGCGCTTTAGTATTTAGCATAACTGGGCTTGGATTTGTGAGCCTAGTTATGTTTTTAATCTATTACTTTGAGGGAGATAAATAATGATAAAGAATACTGATTACACTTCTTTTCTTAATACTATTGAAGAGAATACAGATAGAAATTGTCATACTGAAAATGCTGTCTTGATTGCTACTAATTTTGGTAGAGAATTACAAAAAAGACAAGCACAAGAAATATTAAAAGAGCATGAAAGTAAAGGACATATGCCCTACTTTGTATCATTGGCAAGACATTACCTTATCAATGATATTTTACATAACATGGTTGATAAAAGATTAGCCAAACAAATTAATATTAGATTGTAAGGGAGGTTAAATGAGTTGGGAAATTATTGATAGTCGAGATTTGTTAGAAGAATTAAAAACTTTAGACAAAGAATATGACGAAGATAGAATAAAAGAAATAAATAATCTCATTGAAGAAGTTGGAGAAGAAGATTTTAAGTTTGGTGTAACATTTATTCACGAAAATTATTGGAGAGAGTATTGTGAAGACTTTGCTTATGATTGTGGTTATTTAGATCGTCAAAATGATAGTAACCCTTTACACTTCCACATAAATTGGAGAGATTGGGCTGACTCAATGGCTATGGATTATGGCATGATAGACTTTGATAATTCAGAATATTATTGGAGGGCATAATGAGTAGTTATTCTTACAGAGATATTCTTGAAAATGGGATTGAAGTTTGCGCCAGTTGTGGAAGTGCAAACATAGAAAATCATCAAATTAAACATACAAAAAGTAAACTACCTCAACATTGTTATGATTGTGATTATGCAGAAGGTACGTCAATTTGTATGCCTGATGATACTATTTTTTATGCAGAAGCAGAAGTTACTTTAATAAAAATTAAGAAAGGTAAATAATGAAAAAGAAAAAAAGTAAAAAGTTGTCTGAAATTGTTATGGAAGAATTACACGATTTTATAAGACCTAGAAAAACACAAGAGGAATACACAAAAGAAGCTAAAAAAGATTTAATTCCATATTGGAAAGAAAAAAATAAAAAGAAATCGAGTAAATAATGATTGAAGTACACCCTTACCACGAATTACTTAAAGATATTAAGTATATTTCTATGGAGATAGAAAACAATCAACGAGTTGCAGGACCAGTATTACAAAGGACCTTAGAGACTTTAGTTGAGTCTATAAAAAGACTTGAAGAGAAGTGCAGATCGCAGCAATCTCAAATTAACCATTTAAAAAAGGAGAATAATAATGAGCAATGAATATACTTATTTTAATATTATGGTTGATATACCAGATACAGATTTACGAGATGATGACATTAACAAATAGTCAGTAAAGCATTAAAAGAAATTGTTGACCCACCTAAATGGAAAGATGTTTCAATAACAGTTGAGGAGATAAATAATGAGTAAAAAAGAAATATTTAGATTAAATGAAATTGTAGGTTCTTTAATGATTAGCCAATTTAAAGGTAATCAAGAAGAATATAGAAAAGTAATTAACACAATATTTAAAGAATTTTTTAAATTAAGTTTAAAAGATTTCAAAAAATATTATTAATGTAAGGAGTATTTAAAATGAGTGTATTATGTTTAGTTTCTACAAGTGGAGATATGTCCAGTAGAGGTATGGGAACAGAAAACACAATTTATTTGGTTCCATATAAATATAAAAAACAAGTAGATAATTTTTTTAAAGCTCAATGTGATTGGGATTTAATAATTTATGATGAACGATTTGGTAAAAAAGGATTTGATAGTCAAAAACATCTTAGAAAACTAAATGATACATTTAATATTTTAGAAGATTTAAAAGTTTTTACATCAAAATATGATTTTCGAACAAGTTGGACAATGCGTTTTTTTGATAAAGATGAGTTAAAACAATTTGAACCTTATATTGTTTACGATAATTTTAATTTATTAAAGAAAAAAGATATGAAGTTAAAAAAATTAACTAAAAAAACTGTTTGTAATTGGTTTGGAGATCGTGGTTATGATCTTAATAGTGCAAAATTTACTTATAAAGCTATCCATGACCCAAATTATAATAATGATTGGATTTTTATAAATGTAATGAAAGCCAATAATTATTATACAGATGAAAGTTTTGATAAAAAAGAAGTTGAACTATTTTATTTGAATACTGATATTGCAGAACCTTATGATGCTTGGAATAAAAAAAGTTTTAAATGGGATAAAAAAAACTTAGTTAATTTAATTCCAAAAGAAGATAACGATAATTGGTACGAAAAATTTATTCAAAAAAATAATTAATGTATTGTTTCAATCATACTAGGTAGCGAATTATCTTGTTCGTTGCCTAAGTACATATCAGCAAATAACTCAATATCTTCTCTATTTTTAAAACCAGAAATAGTCATAACTAAAGATAAACCCCCAGAATATTTTATCTCTTTAGCTTGGAGAACTAATTCATCTGTTAGTTTGTAATCTCTTTGCAATAGATTTTCTTGTTTCAAGATTTTCTTTTTTAAGTTTGTCATATAAATTTATAATTTCATTTGGATTTGTCTTTGCTAAAAAACAAATTTGATAAAAGTCTTTGCTTCCAATATAATCTTGAGAGTTCTTAATAAAATTTTTCTTAACTTTGTCAGATTGATCTAATATTCCTAAAGCATCACACAAAGCTCTGTGAAGTATGGCTCTGTATAAATAAACTAATCTGTTAGTGGGTGTTTGTTTTACTAATTCTTTTAAATCGTACATATCCGATATTGTGTCAAAACACTTCTATCGGTTGTTAGGATAATATATTTTCTTAAATGTATCGCAATAAGAACAAAATTAGAACAGTTATAGGGTAAAAAAATGAC